CAATGGGCAATCAATTAATATGCTAAGGCAAAAATATAATGTTTCTACACATACTATTTCAAGAATCGTACATCGTAAAACATGGCAGCATATCTAATCACGCTGGACTTATAGTACAGCAGCAACCCTGGTGTAACGGCGGATGCGTTGTTGGCCTATATAGTTTTATCTCTGTTCCTTGCTCCGACTCCAGTTTGTCCCCTTCCGCCAGGAAGGGCTTATCTATGCCTACTACCTTCCCGTTTAGTTCCTGGCACAGTGGACAGCTCTTGCTGCCCAGTGCCACCCACCGCAATCTCACCACGCCGGCACCGGCAAATATAGTTCTGGCCACCGCATTGCTTAGCTGAGTAACTTCGTTCATCGCTGTTTTACCCGCTCTCGTTTCCTCCCACTCACTCATGCGCACCGTTACCGCCTCAAGCGGCTCCTCTTTTTTCTCTACTGCTTCTTTGATAAGAGCCTGGAGCTGCCCCTTCGACGACTTCGTATATCTGCCGTTGAACACCGTGGCATACTGCTTCAGGAAACTTTCCAGCTCCGGCGTCATGGCAGCCTCGGCATTTACCTCGTCGGCGGCCAATGCCTGTATTGCCTCGGCCAGAGCATATATCGCTGGCTCAACCTGCTTAGAAATGAATTCAGGGAAGTCCCGGTAGAAATCTTCTAACCATGTGTCGAAATCGGCACTTGACCGCTCGCCTAAGTATTTCCTAGCAGCCCGCAGTATATTATCGGTCTCCCGTTTGACAACTCTCTGTACGGCATCCTCAAATACTCGCTTATATGACTGTGCTGTGTTGTGGCGCTGAATGGCTGTTTGTGGGTAGGCTCTCTCAGCCCGGTAATCCGCTATCGGTATTATGCTCTTTGCCTCAGGAGCCGTTCCCGCTGGCAACATATTCATCGGCACATAATAGATATTCCCCTGGTCGTCGGGGAGAGGGTCCATGTTTTCCAGTTCTCTGACATCGTTCGCACTCAGCCATCCCCATTGTCTGCCGACGGAATATGCCTTATATCGGCTCTCCACATCGCCGCGCAGCAATCCCTCCACCAAGAACTCAGCGAAATAGTCCTTCCGTTCATCCGGCCACAATAACTTCTTACTGATAACCTGTTCCCACCGCACAAACCAGGGACGCATTGTATAAACGACAAACTCTATCCCTTGATGCTCTATGTTCGAGAATGTCGCACGTTCCAGGTCGCCTATCATGTGCGGCGGAATATGGAAAAAGCTCGCTATCTCCGAGCGTTGAAATTTTCTCGTTTCTAGAAACTGTGCATCGTCGGGTGGTATGCCTACCTGGTGGTACTTCATCCCCTCCTCAAGAATCGCTATCCGGTGCTGGTTCGACAATCCCTGGTGCATCTCGTTCCAGGATTTGCGGAGGTTTTCTTGCGCCCCAGCACCCAATTTATTTGGATGCTCCAGGACTCCGCCGGGCTTGGCACCATTGCCAAAGAACCTAGCCCCGAATTCCTCCGTCGCTAAAGACAACCCGATAGCCTCCCGTGCCATGTGAATCGGTGAATACCCGATTAGGCCATCAAACCCGAGCCCGGGGACGTGAAAGATATTAAGAGCTGGGAAAATCTTTTCCTGTCCGTCAGGCAAGCGGTAGTAGTAAAACAAACCACCATTCACACGCTTCACCCGCATCTTGTTCGGCAATAATGGCCACAAAGCCCGCGGCCGACCTGTGTTTATATTCCAGTCAACCTCCGCATAAGCATTTCCCCACAACACAATGTGAGACATTAGTGCCTCACGGAAATTAAACGATGTCATCTCTGGATTAGGTGCGTCGTGAAGCAGAGAATACAACGGGTGCTCGTAAGCTCTCCTCTTACTCCGTGTTGTTATCCGCCGGTATAGCGGTAAAGGAATTGAAGCTAATGTCTCTGACAATATTCTCACACAGGCAAACACGGCCACGCTTTGAAGCGCTGTCTTCTCGGTCACGCTCACGCCCGTAGCGGTATTCCTACCTGCTACGGCCAAATCCATAGCCTTGTCTAAGTCCGACAGAGAATATCGTCTCTCCAATAAGTTACTTAATATCGGTATTTTCATAGGCTTATAATTCCTCGCTCTTCATAAATTGAACTCTCCTCATCCCCTTCATGCCTTGTTGCCCTGTCTATGGCCATTATCAGCGCGACAATTCCGTCTATCTTCTGTGTTGATTTCGCCTTGTCGGGCTTCAAATTTCCCGCCGGGTCCTGATTTACTACCAGATTATCGGCGTTCCATCTTAAAACGGGATTCCCGCCGTGTCTCAGCCTTCTACCGAGGACTAGATTCATCAGTTCCTTAGTCGGTGCCGACATTGAGGCAAAACCCTGACCGAACGGCACCATGGTAAACCCGGCCTCTATTAAATCCTGGGATAGTTTCGTGGCTCCCCATCGGTCGAAAGCAATCTCCTTAATGTCGAATATCTCCCGGTATTCCTCCAGGGTATGCTGGACAGACTTATAATCTATGACATTGCCTTCTGTCGACGTCACATATCCCTGCCTCGCCCATAGAGAATAAGGCACCCTGTCCTTCCTCTCCTTCTCAACCATCGTGTCCCTGGGAATCCAGAAGTGCATTATCACATCGAAGGAATCGCCATTAGGGAAAACTAAGGCCAAGGCGGTTAAGTCAGTCGTTGCCGAAAGGTCTAAGCCCGCATAGCACGGCTTCCCCTTCAGGTTCCACATATCGAATTCCCCGCCACAGGCGTCCCATTCCTCCATCGGCAACCATCGCTCCGCCGAGCTCGTCCACTGATTCAAATATAGTCTCCTGAAGGTCATCTCAAGCGCCGGGGTCTCCTGAGCCCGCTTGCACAATACCCGCATTTCATCAATAGACCTCACCCCATAATCCATGGCAGGATTGCAAGCTCGCCACACATCCTCATCCGTCCAGTCGGCATCGTCTGGAGCTGCGTAAATCACCGGCAGGAATGTAGGATCGTCTATAATCCCATCCCTGACCTTGCAGGCATAATCATGGATTTCCCATGCAATAGTATTTCTATCATATCCAGCAGTTGTCATTACGTAGATTATCGGCTGGCTACGAGAACCCGTTGAGGTGATTAGAACATCCCACAATTCACGATTGGGCTGAGTATGGAGTTCATCAAATAGGACTCCATGTGCATTTAGCCCATGTTTCGTATAAGCCTCTGCCGATAATACTTGGTAGAAACTATTAGTAGCATAATAAACAATCCGCTTTTGGGAATCTATGATTTTGGCTCTTTTCAATAACGCAGGGCTTTGCCTTACCATCGGAGCCGCAGCCTGGTAAATCAATGAGGCTTGCATCCTATCTCCTGCGGCTGAATAAATCTGTGCTCCGGGCTCGCCATCGGCAAACAATAAATAATTGCTTACCATAGCCCCTGTTTCAGTTTTGGTATTTTTTCGCGGCACCTCTACATAACAGGTTCGATATTGCCTAGTGCCATTGGGATTTAGCGTTCCAAATAGCGGGCGGATTATCTCATTCTCTTGCCAGCCCATGAGCTTGACTGGTTTGCCAGCCCATTCACCAGTAGATAGCTTCAGGCACTCTATGAATTTTACGGCATGATTTGCTCGGTTAGTATCTATTCTTTCTTTGATAGCGGTAGCCATCCCAACTCTTTCAGATGCCATCGAAGCAGTTTTAGTTCTTTCTTTTGGTCCTCAACGATGGTCTCTAATCTTTTAATCCTTAATTCTAATTTAGTGAGGGCATTATGCCCATACTCAGTGACAATCTCTAAATTCTCGATGCGGTTATCATCTTTTATGCCATTATTGTGGTGGATTATCTCCCAATCCTGTAAATTCCTACCAAGATGCTTCGCCATCACAAGGCGGTGTTCAAAAACATAATGCCTTGGATTCGCCATGGGATAAAAGAAGTCATCTGGCATTAAATGAATTAAGATATATCCTTGTGGAATTTTACGTTTACCACCTGTCCAATTAGGGTTGCCTTGCCCACTTTGTGCACACTTTTTGCATCGGGAATTCTGAGGCTGCATTTTTATTAGCCTGACCCACCGTTCCTCGCCACAATCTACGCAGGCATG